TAATGCGTATCATGGTTGAGTTTAAGTGTGAGGACGGACACATTAACGAAAGACTTGTTGATTCCGAATGTACACATATACCCTGTTTAGACTGTGACAAGATAGCTAACAGAATTGTAAGCGCAGTTCGTTCCAAGTTAGACCCGCTGTCTGGCGATTTTATGGGTGCTACTAGACAATGGCAACGGAACAGAGAACAAAAGCTACAACAAGAGCGCAAGGCCAACTCCTAACCGAAGCCCTGCATAATACACCTCCATAATGAGAATACTCACGGAGTTTAATAATGGCAACACTTATAGACGAGCGTCAAGACGAAGTAGAAATTAACGAAGAAGAAGTAGTAAGTCAAGTGACTGAGGAACCTCAAGTAGAGGAAACTCCTCAAGAAGATGACATCCCTGACAAGTACAAAGGAAAGTCAACGGCTGAGATTGTACGGATGCACCAGGAGGCTGAGAAGTTACTAGGCCGACAGAGCAGTGAAGTAGGGGAACTACGACAAGTTGTTGATAGCTACATTCAGACACAACTCGACACAACACCAGCAACCCAAGAACCTGAAGAAGATATAGACTTTTTCTCTGATCCCGACAAGGCTGTCGAAAGAGCGATTAAGAATCATCCTTCAATCAAAGCTGCTGAACAACAAACACAGCAGTACAAGCAGCAGACAGCGCAGTCTCATTTGCAACAACGTCACCCCGACATGCAAGAGATTCTGCAAGATAGTAAGTTTGTTGATTGGATTAAAGGATCAAAGATTCGTACTCAACTCTTTGCACAAGCGGATACACAGTATGACTACGAAGCTGCTGACGAGCTTTTCACTAATTGGAAGGAACGTCAAGGCACAGTAGCCCAGACTGTAGCTAATGAGAAAGCAAGCAGGAAAGAAGCTGTCAAGACTGCCTCAACGGGCGGTGCAAAAGGAAGTGGTGAGACAGCAACTCGCAAAGTTTATAGACGCTCAGACATTATTAAACTAATGCAGACCGACCCTGATAGGTATTTGTCTTTGTCTGACGAGATCATGCAAGCGTACCAAGAAGGGAGAGTCCGAAACTAAAATCTCTTTAAGGAAGTATTATCATGGCTACATCAGTATATCCCAATATGGGCGGAGCAGTAGACAACACTAGCGCAGCTAAGTTTATCCCAGAAATCTGGAGTGACGAAGTAATTGCTGCATACAAGAGCAATCTTGTAATGGCTAACCTCGTTAAGAAAATGAGCATGACTGGTAAGAAAGGTGACACCATTCACGTTCCTAAGCCTACCCGTGGTTCAGCTAACGCTAAAGTTGCAGAGACTGCCGTAACTATCCAGAACTCTGTTGAGTCAGAAGTTCTGATTAACATTAACAAGCACTTTGAATTCTCTCGTCTTATCGAAGACATCACCGAAGTACAGGCTCTCGCTTCACTGCGTCAGTTCTACACTGGTGATGCTGGCTACGGTCTGGCCAAGCAGGTTGACAACGATCTGTTTGCTCTGGCTAAGTCTTTCGGTGACGGTGATGGTTCTAGCTTTGTGAACTCTGGTTCTTTCCAGATCAACACTACCTCTGGCGCTCTTGAAGCATTTGACGCTGACGGTGCTGCTGACATTGGTGCATTCTCTGACGCTGCGTTCCGCGCACTGATTCAGAAGATGGACGATGCAGACGTACCTATGGATGGTCGTAGCTTTGTTGTACCACCTTCCCTGCGTAACGCTATCATGGGTATTGATCGTTACACTTCTACTGACTTTGTTAATGGCAAAGGCGTAGAGACTGGTAAAATTGGTAACTTGTACGGTGTTGACATCTTTGTCTCTACCAACGTACCTGTCATCGACACTACTGGTGGTGCTTCCATCCGTGGCGCACAGTTGATCCACAAGGACACTTCTGTTCTTGCAGAGCAGCAAGCTGTACGTTCACAGACTCAGTACAAGCAGGAGTTCCTGGGTACTCTTTACACTGCTGACACTCTGTATGGCGTTCAGGTCATGCGTCCAGAAGCAGGCTTCACCCTAGCTGTAGTATAAGCTAACTGGGGGATTCTTCGGAGTCCCCCTTTCTTTTATTCGTTTATTTTCGTAGGAGCTACAATGGCTATATATCGAGGTGCTGGAGGGGCAGGCGATTCCAATACGGACGCTACGCTTCTGGAAGTCACAGAACAGGCTGTCATAGCTACTACGAAAGCAAGCGATGCAGCCGCTAGTGCATCAGCGGCAGCTACCTCTGAAACCAATGCCGCTACCAGTGCAACAGCATCAGCTAGTAGCGCCACAGCCGCAGCATCTTCTGCTTCAGGTGTTTCTGCTTCTGCAACAGCAGCGGCTAACTCAGCAACAGCAGCCGCCAACAGTGCTACTGCCGCCGCTACAGCAAAGACTAATGCAGAAACCGCTGAGACGAACGCAGAGACTGCTGAGAGCAACGCAAGCACATCTGCTACCACTGCTACTACTAAAGCCGCAGAAGCCGCTACAAGCGCAACCAGTGCGTCTACGAGTGCTTCTACAGCCACAACCAAGGCTAGTGAGGCAAGCACCAGTGCAAGTAGTGCATCTACTAGCGCTACGACAGCAACCACTAAAGCATCTGAAGCTACTACTTCTGCTACTAGTGCGTCTACGTCAGCATCTACAGCAACAACCAAAGCATCTGAAGCGGCTACATCAGCAACTAATGCGGCTACTAGCGCAACTGCTGCCGCTGCTAGTGCGGCCTCTATAGGTACAGACCCTAGCTTTAACTCTGTAACTATCACAGGTAACACAGCATTAAAGCTACCAGTAGGTACTACAGCACAGCGACCTACGCCCACTACAGGACAGTTTCGGTACAACAGTACCCTTGGAGAGTTTGAGGGCTATACAACTGAATGGGGTTCTATTGGTGGTGGTGGTTCTACTGACATTTCTTTAAACCAGTTTACAGGCGATGGTTCTGATACTACGTTTACGCTTAGTGGACTAGCGGCAGAAAATAATACCTTTGTATATATTGACGGTGTATACCAAAGCAAATCAAATTATTCTGTAAGCGCCGCAGACCCCGCCGTGGTTACGTTCTCTACAGCGCCTCCAAACACCACAGCTATTGAAATTATGGTTGCCGCTATCTCTGTTAGTAACATAGGTACTCCAAGTGATAACACTGTTACCACTGCTAAGATTGTAGATGGTGCTGTTACTACTGCTAAGGTTGCAGACGATGCTGTCACCAGCGATAAGTTAGCACATTCATTGGATGTCGTAACAGACTTGTCAGTCGGCGGCGCTAGTAATGGCGTAGAGATAAGTAATGGTGCGATTGCCTTAAAGAACTCAGGCACTCAGTCTAAAATTGATTTCTATTGCGAATCTTCTAACGCACATTATACGCGCATACAAGCCGCCCCACACAGTAGCTATACAGGAAATGTTGTACTTACGTTACCTGCAAGCGATGGTGATGCAGGACAGTTTTTACAAACTAACGGCTCTGGGGTTATGTCTTGGGTAGCGAGTGGGGGTGATACAGTTACTTATGGTACTTTCACGCCTACAGTAGTCTCAGGCACTGTAACTGCGGTAGGAAGTTGGATGCGTATAGGAGACATGGTAACAGTTACTTTTAAATGTATTTCTTTTAGTGACAAATCTAGCAGTACACAAGTACAAGTTGTTTTACCTTTTACTTGTAAGTCAGGTAATAACTACTCTGCCCACGGGCCAGCGGTTAATAATAAAGTTGCTGGCTCGAACAACGAGGTGTTTGAAATCACAGGAGGCACTGCGCTTGCTAGTATGTATTACAAACAAAGTTCCGCAACTTCTAGTATTGCTAACGCTCCCCACAGTTATATTAATGACTCTTCAAGTTATGTCAAAAGCACTTTAACTTACAGAGTGGCTTAACGCTAAAGGATAAATAAAATGGCTTTAACAAAAATAGTAACAGAAGATAAAATTGAAATTGTAGGCGTTCAAAAGACAATTCAAGTTCAAACTAAAACAACAGTTTTAGATGATGGTGTTCAAATCTCAGAGGGTTTGCACAGACATGTTTTAACGTGTATTACTACATTAATTAATGAGGTTGCTGATGATATGGGTGACTCAGAAGATGAGCAAACGTATACCAGAACGTACACACACACTGACACTGATGTATCAGAAGAAAGTGCCGAAGTTCGGGCTATTGCATCAGCTATATGGACAGACGAAGTAAAAGCTATAGCTAGGGCGCAAAACGAAATTTAATAAGGACTACATACTCATGGCTTTAACTAAAATAACGTCAAAGATGACTGACGATACTATCCCACAGAAGACTGCTCATGGGGCTATGAAGCTACCTGTGGGTGGTACAGGGCAAAGACCTACAGGTGAAGCTGGTGATCTACGTTATAACTCTACTACTGGTGAGTTTGAAGGCTACACAACTGAGTGGGGTTCTATTGGTGGGGGTATAGGTGCTGAATATATTTCTGCTACGCCTACGCTATCTAGTCCGGCTGCTGGTACGATTGTTATTGGTAACTACAGTAGCTATGTAAGCGCTACTTTTATTACCAAAATAGGCTCAACAGTAATTCCACATACTAACAACGCAGGAACTTTAACTTTTTCAGTAGATATTGGTGACCTCGGCGGCACACAAACTGTGTCTGTTGAGGCTTTTGATTTAGGAAAGTTATACAGTGCATCAGCTACAGTTAGCGTAGTAATGCCTTCTTTAACTGCAAGATACTGGAGGCTTACTAATCAAGTGCAAGGGGGCGTTTCTACTCGGAAGCCAATATACAAAGCGTGGCAGTTATACCCTAGTCTAAATGGGGGAGGTACTAAATTAGGATCAGCATCTGCTATTACAGCAAGTTATAATAATTCCACTCACAATGTACAAAACTTGTACGTAGGAACTTCAACCATAGCTTGGTATTTAGCTGGTTTCTCTGGAACTCTAGCTAGTCAGTGGGTGCAATATGATTTAGGTAGCGCACAAGAAGTCTTGAGTATGAAATGGACAAACTATTCAACGACCACTGGCTATTATGCTTCATCTTTTACTATTCAAAACTCAAACGATGGCACAAACTGGACAGACATTAAAGATATTACACAAACTTCTGGCGGCAACACATTAAGGACTATTAACTTATGAGTTTATCTACAGATTGTGAAAACGCTATTTTAGAATACGCTCCTTTAATTCGCCAAGTTAATGCAGCGTTCTTAGGAGAACATGATGGCTACATTAGTCACGTTTTGCTTATGCTCAGAGAACGCTACTACGAATTAGAGGAAGCAGGTGAAACAGAATGGTCGATACCTGGTGCTTTACGAGAAGAACTTGACGCAGACAAACCTTACTAGGACATAAACATGGCTACAAAAATTGTAACAAAGAATAGTTCTACAGCTTCAGCAGTACCAACTGCCAGTGATCTTGTGCAAGGTGAACTTGCTGTTAACGTAACTGACGGTAAGCTATATACAGAAAATGCCAGTGCCGCTATTGTTGAACTAGGTGCTAAGTGGGGAGGCTACACTGTCTCTACTGCTTCTTCAGGAACAGACGCGAACACTATCTACTTTAGGACTTAATCGTGAGTATCTTTATAGGCAGCACTGAAATAACTGACATACAGATAGGCAGCACTGCTATCAACAGTGTGTATGTAGGCGCTAATAAAGTATGGGATAGGGCTTTAGACACGCAGACAGTTACTGTGGGTACTAACTTTACTGGCCCTATTACTTGGTGGGGATATAGCGGTGGTTTCTTTAGTCATGGTTCAGTTAGTGACGGTACTAGCAACATGTATAACGGAGCAGCTTATAGTGCTTTAGATTCTTTTACTACTTCTGATACACCTAATTACGGATATACTACTTTATTGTATGTTGTAGGTTTTCAGCCTAACTCTGGCTGGACTACAATGACTGTCGATGGTGTAGCTTTTAATCGTACAGACGCTTCCTATACTCAAGACTCTACAACAAGTTGGTCGTGGACATCTGCAACCACTACCAGTCCTTACGGGTCTACAATAGGCGCAACTAAACAGGTGGTCTTTACATGATAAACTATGAGACAAGACAAGACGGTGACGTTACCTTTGCTACGTTCACAAGAGAAGGTACATACCACGAAGTACCTACAGTAGCAGGACAAACAGAAGAAGAGATACAGGCTACTATACAGACATCGTTAGACACCTACGATTTAATTAAGGAAATAAACGGTGATTGATCCAGTCACAGCCATTAGCATAGCCACTAATGCGTTTGGTACTATCAAGCGCATGGTAGCTGCTGGTCGTCAAGTGGAGGATACACTAGGACAGATAGGGCGCTGGTATGGCGCTGTGAGTGATTTAAATGAATGTCAACGCAGAGCAGAAAACCCGCCCTTGTTTAAGAAGATTGTTGCGTCACAGTCTGTTGAGCAAGAAGCAATGCAGGTATATGCTCACCAAAAAAAAATACAACAGCAAGAGAAAGAACTTAGAGAACTCCTGATGTACACCTATGGTACAACAGGCTACAAGGAGTTAGTAGAGTTGCGTAGGAAGATTAAAGAGCAACGAGAGAAGACCGTATACGCGCAGGAGCGCAAGCGTAAGGCAGTATTTTGGAACACTATACAGATCACAGGCATCCTGGTATTAGCCACTGGTCTTTACTTAACAATCTCTTGGATCATAGGACAAGGAAATGGATGAACAAACTAAAGACGTACTAGACATAGCAGCAGGCTC